GGCGCATACCCACGTGTCGGTAATATAATATCATCACCGAACACGCGGACCTGGTTTGACAGAGCCCAGATAGAGGCCCAGTTGATCGGACCCCTGATACTAACACCAAGTGCTAGCATCAAGAACACAATCGACTGGACTGGGAATGTCACAGCTGAACCCTGCGAGGCGAACTTCCTCAAGTTAAGGAAGCCCGGGACATCAGAGATATTATCTCTGATGTACCTCGTACGTGCGGCGTGCAGAGCGTGCAGTAACGAAGGATTCCTTCGAAAGGCACGTTCCACGGTCCAACACGTAAGACGATCACTAGCAGACGATAAATCTACCGTCGCTAGGGATCGATCTCGGGAAGCCTTGATAACTAATTTGCTTGAAAGGTCCTGCCTTCGGAAATTGATAAAGGAACCTTGAAAAAGGTCCCCTAATCGATCCCTAAGGAAGGTCCATACCAACTGCTGACAGTATTGATGAGCTGTCGGCTCAGCAGCAATAAGGCGTGGAGCCTTAGCTGTTTTTGGTACACAAATCAAGCGAGAGGCCACCTCATGATTTATTGGCCTTTCCAAGTCTGAACTCGCCGTTTTACCGACGAACTCAAACGGGAAATAGTTATCAAGCTTATGCGGCCAATTTGGAAAACTCGATTTCTCGTGGTTTCCCAAACCTTCCGCAACAGCTCCAGGACCATGTCTAAGACCTGTGCCGCGGCCCTCAGCCTCAAGGGATCCTGAAAGATCCATCGAGTCAAAAGGGCCGATAGCATCAGCGATGAGATCAGCAACTTGCTGAACTCTATCGAGGAGATATTCGAGACGCCCATTCTCGCGTCCCCGGTTTAATCTTTCTTCGGGGCTTTCGGCCTTCGAGAAAAGATCGACCGGATAAGCGGAATGAGAGTAGGCAGTAGACTCGCCAAAATGGCGATCGTCTGCCCCGTTCTCGAAATCGACGTCGTCGGAATCCCATCCAACGGAGGGAAGCCGGAGTTGTCGTTCGATTCCATGGTACTCTCCGATTGTCGCTTTTATGCGATCGTCAGAGCATTCCGTGGCTATCCTCTTCCCAAGGCAAGAAATTTGCCTCAAGAATAAGATGGCTAAAGAATCGACTCCGTCTCTTAGACAACCGTGATTGTCGAACACACGTAACCATAGTCCCGAAAGAAATTTCGGCACATTGGTCCTCGTCGAGACCGCTTTTGAAAGCGGTCCAGATAGAGGCAGACGTCCGGTCTCCAATCCCTCTAATAAAAGGGAATCGAGATGCGGAAGGTCTAGGGTGTAAAACCCCAGACCTCGTGATCGACTGAGTAGGGTCAGGGTCTTGAAGTCAAGATCCAACCCCCTCATCGACGGGTATGCTGAGCGGAGATCAGAAAAGATCCCGCTCATGACATGGAGAAGAGCATTAACCTGGCTTTTCATGCCTATTCCTTTCGGAAATGGTATCCAAGCCACGGAACCTCATACTTTCACACCTTTCTCAAAGGTGTGTAACGGTACTTCGCCGGCTATTTCTAGCTTTCGAAGTTCACCATCTTGGTCACGTTAGCACCCGAGCTTGCGCTCAGGTAGTTACAGAGACCGACGGCGACGCCGACCGGATCGGTCAGGGTATCACCCTGCTCGTTCTCGACCGTAATCGTGGTCCTTCGAATAAAGGACCGCGTTGCGGGGGCGACGGGAAATATCGTCCAGCGAAGCTCGATGTTATGGCGATCAATCGCCACACCACGAGCTTTATCTGTACGAGTTGAATTCCGAATGTACATGCGGAACTCATCCAGGTTCGACCGGAGCAGCCACTCGGAAGAGTACTGATCCTGATTGATCCTGATAAGAGTTCGCGCAACGGCATTCACCGTCACGGTTTGAGGATCCGCGAACATGCTTATTCTCCTTTCTGGTTCGTATTGGCAGTAACTAGGGCTCTAAGCCTTCGTTACTGCTAACGAGGCCAGAATGCCCAACTGGTTCCCGCTGAGAAACGGGAACTGGGCAGTGACAGAGGGCGATACGGTAGTGCGAGTTTTGCCTTCCCTGATTATTTGTATCGGTTCCAAAGAATACGGTTTAGTATTCTTCGTACCCGACAAACCAGGGGCAGACCACTCCGTACGAGTGTGTGTCATGACAACACATGTTGTCAGACTGGCTGGAATAATATTTCGTGAGGCCGATAAATACGACCCCACGTTTGTACCCCAGTCAATGAGCCAGCTCCATGGTATTAGTTCCCAAACAGTCGAGAAATCGATCGTTAGGCCTAATACACATCGCTGGATCAAACGCCTCATTTCCGTAGGTGTGTACATCTTTGAAAGATCAGCTGTCGGTGTCCACCGACAATGAACTCTCTTAGTACGTACCGTGTTACCTCTAGCTCGAGTAGACAGGAATATCCCGTTACTCTGCTGAGTCCAAAGGACATCAGATGCTAGAGAACCCATACCGACGGTAACCGTCCTACGAAGTCCCTTTTGGGTCTTAAGACGCTCAACCTCCTTGATCCGTCTATCGACTTGATCTTGGAAATTGAACATCTTAACTACGTCCTCAACCACGGGTTTAATACCGAATTGATAACGTAGGTTCTCCCTACCAAACTCACGAATAAGGTCTTGCGATCTTTTCTGAATAAGGTGGAAGAGTTCACCAATTTGGAGAAGCTCGACCGGCACGTCAACATATGGACGTGACGGATTAGTTCGAGCAGCAGCGGTTGTTGCCGCTGCCACATCTCCTGGGATTCCATCGGGATTTCCAATATGGGGACCAGCAACCGTAGACCGAAGCATATCGCAGACATAGGATTGGAATCCAGTGCCTGCAGTATCCAACGGATGGTTGATGATCCCACCAAGAAACTTCCATGACGCACCATTAATAGGACGGCAGTCTCCCGGATCATTAAAATCCGTGAGACTCTCCGAACTATTTGTG